TGTGGCATGGGACAAGAGCGCAGAATTTATTTGCCGCTACTTCCAGAAAGGTTCCATGATTGCCGTTGAGGGCCGTTTGCAGAGCCGGAACTATCAGGACAAGAGCGGCAACAACCGCACGGCCATAGAGGTGGTTACTAGCAACGTTTCATTCGCAGGCAATAAAGAACCCGCCCAAAGTCAGAACGTGGCTAATAGGGCCGTTTCTGCGCCTGTGGTGGCAAACAATGAGTACGAGCCAATTGAAGATGACGGTGATCTCCCATTTTAATTTTTGAGCGAAAGGCAGGTGATGAAATTGGGTTTTGTACATGGGACGCAGTGGACGGACGATATGGTACAAGCACAGGAGTTTTGAAAAAATGGCAAACGAAGGGTACATCAAGCTGTACCGCCGCATGATGAAATGGGGGTGGTACACAGACACTCCAACAAAATGTGTGTTCCTGCATCTGCTATTTCTGGCCTGCTATGAACCCTGTTATTACAAGGGGGTTCACTTGGAAGCCGGACAGGCAGTTGCATCTATCCGCCAAATTTCAACAGATACCGGCATATCTGTTCAATCTGTGCGCACTGCTTTATGTCATCTAAAATCAACACAAGAAATAACACAGTGTGAACACGGAAAATTTAGCGTGTTTACGGTGAATAATTACAGTGATTACCAATGCACTAACACAGAATCTAACAAACAGGTAACACAGAACCAACACAGTGCTAACACAGACCCTTATATAAAGAATAATAAAGAAATTAAGAATACCCCCTATACCCCCCAAGGGGATGACGCGATTTCTCCTCGATTTGACACTTTCTGGTCAGCCTATCCCAGGAAAACAGGCAAGGCAGATGCACGCAAGAAATTTGAAAAGCTTGTTACTGACGAATCCACCTTGTCCACTATCCTGAAAAGCCTTGAATACCTCAAGACCACAGAGCAGTGGCAGAAAGATAGCGGCAAGTATATTCCGTATCCTGCTACCTGGCTGAACCAAAAACGTTGGGAAGACGAAACGGCACAGCCACCTGCTGAACTCCGCAAGTCTAAAAACCTGATTCCTATCTATGACCGGGAATATACACGGGAGGAACTGATTAACGGAGTTGTTCCAAAGCTCATTGGGTGGAAGGAGGCAGGCAAATGAATACAGCTGTTGCGGAAAAAGCCGTTATTGGCATCATGCTGATAGAGCCTGACCGGCAAAGCGAAGCGTTCAAAAGCCTGACAGCACAGATGTTCAGCATCAAAGACCTGGGTGATATCTTCCTGCTTTGCAAGGAGCTTGATCGCAGAGGGGAAAGGGCGGATGCAGTATCGATAATATCACGCTGCAAAGAAAACATCAAGACGATTGCTTACGAATGCGCCCAGACAGTTCCATCGGTGAGCGGATTTAACACCTACATAAACTGTGTCCTGGATGGATACCGGAAGCGGCTGATGATTGCCAAGATGGGCGAACTTGTGGCATCGGATGCAGACGCGGATGAAATGTTCGGCGCGGTTGCCGCCATGATGGAAAAGCAGCAGCACATCATGGAGCACCAGCGCCAGCGCAGCGCAAAGGACTTTGCTGATGGCATAGAGGACTTCCTGCAATGGCTGAAAAAACCGAATGACAACATCCAAACGGGTTTTGGAACGCTGGATAAGCTGACCGGCGGACTTGTACGAAGCGGCGTAACAGTGATTGCTGCCCGGCCCGGCAAAGGCAAATCAACACTGGCTCTGCAAATGGCGGCGCAGATATCGCAAAGCTGCCTGACGCTGTACCAGTCAATGGAAATGAGCCGGGAACAGCTTTACACAGCAATCTTTTCCCGATGGGAACAGATCGACAGCATCCGCATCACAAATCATGCGCTGACCGAAGAGGAAGAAAGCAAGATTGCAGAGGATGCAGAAATCCTGAAAAGGCGGTACAAGCTGATTCTGGATGATTCCAGCCTGACCAGCCTTGCAGACGTTGAACTGACCATCAAGGAGCGAAAACCGGAAGTGGTTGTCATTGACCATCTGGGACTTGTGGCACCACCGAACGCCAAAGAAAAGCGCAATGACGAATTAGCGGCCCTTACACGGGGATTAAAGCAGCTGGCAATGAAATATCATATCTGCATCATTGAGCTTGTACAGGCCGCGAGAGCCGCCGACACGGGACTTATCAAGATGTCCGACATGTTCGGCTCCGCCACAATTGAACACGATGCAGACATGATTCTTGCCATTAACCCGGAACACTACACCAAATTGCGAGAACAGCGGGAAGAAGACCCGCCAAGCGAAAGCGATACCGTGATTGAGATCGTCAAGAACAGGCACGGCGCTT